TAGCCTTAGTAGTCTCTTCTTCTTGCTGTTGCTGTTGTTGTGCAGGTCTTTCAAAGAATCTTACTAAGTTATTTAGTTTACCATTCTCATTTTCTAATAAAGATAACTCTTTTTCTATAGTTTCTACAATAGTAGGATGGTCTCCAATACCTACAGGATTAGTCATCATAGCTTCTATATTAGCTATATGACCATTTATTTTTCCTGATATTTTACTTTTTAATGCTTGTAATAACATTTCTCTCATTTACTTCTCCGTTTAGATTTTAAATGTAAAAACTCTCGTATGTGTAGCTTCCTACCACGAAAGAAAACTATTAAGTTTATTGTCGTATTAATAGAAATGGCAATGAGTAACCACCACTGCCACCATAATATTTCATTTGTTGATTCTAACATTAACTAGCCTGTATGTCAACCATTTCACATGCATCTGCTGTACAAGCAAGTTCTCTACCCCCACTTGTTGTATCCTCTTTCTCATAGTCTGCTAACTTAGACCAATCAATAGATGTTGGCATTTGCTTATAAACTCTTTCATATTCTTCACCTACTATATCTTGATAGGGTGCTTGTGCATATGTATGGTCACTAAAAGGCAAGAAGGATATACCTGATACTTCATCAAAGTTTTTATACACCCATGCTCCTACTTCCATCCACTCATCTTCTTTAACAGAGATAGTAACAGAAGGCTTGTGTTCACACCAATGTCTCTGATATAACAACCAAAAGTCTAATTGCTGTATAGCTGTCATTTCTGTTCTAGTCATTGCACCTGATGGTGATTTCATAGGAAAACTAAATACAGTTGTACTATCAGGCTTCATAACACATGGCTCACTAGGGATACCACTATCTTGCATAAACTTTGTTAATGGGTCTTTGTTATCACCACGCACAGTTCTAATGTAATAATCATTATGTCTAGCATGAATACCTGAAGCACTGTCAACTAATTGACTTACTGTTCCACTAGGTTTGATGCAAGTTATAGCAGTTGATTGTGGTATGCCTAAATCTTTAGCCATCTTCTTGTTAGTTTCTACTGCTACATATCTTAGTTGTTCTAGCACACTTTCTAATTCATAATATACATTATTTAATACTGGGCAATCAAGTATACCAGTTAGGGAAACTCCTAATAGTCTTTCTTCCTCTGTATTATCTTTCCATACTTTACGTAAATATTTAAAGTCTGTAAGTGTAGATTGGAATGTACCAAGTATAGTAGCTATTCTAACCTTTTCTTTTAATGTATCTACAGTATCTGTAACACGTGCTACTACTTCAGTTAAGTTACAAAACTGATATGGTCTAAGTATAATCTCTGAACAAGGATTACAACCAAAGTAATGGTCAGCATTACGTCTGTTATTCTCTAATGCTTTTACTTTAGCTGCTTGTCTATTAAAGATACCACGTTCTCCTGACTTAGATTCATATAGTGATGTCCACTCTCGCATGAATGTACCCATCTCAGGCTTACCTTTAAATGCTACAGAGTTATTGGCTAATGCTCTTTGACCTTCATTCTCCCACCATTGACCTGACTTAGCATGTCTCATTTGGTCATCACCTAAGTTAGACAATGAGATAAGAGCAGAACGTCTTACTCCACCTACAACTACGACTTCACCTATCTTGCACATTAAGTCGTGACACTCAATAGGAAATAGTCTTCTACCTTTAGCACCTTTAAACTTGGCTATACAAAATCTAAATAACTCTTCTAATGGTGCAGGTCCTGATGCTCTACCACCAAATGTTTTTAGTCTTGCACCTGCAGGTCTTACTTGTGATGTATTCCATGTAGGTACTTGTCCTACATAGAGCATAGCAATGAGTTCTCTCAAAGCTTTTGCCCATCCGGGTCTGCTATCTGCGACATGTATGACCGTAGTGCTATCTTCAAAATGCTCATTAACTATAGGTAGCTTGTCTACGTTTTCTCTTTCCACAGAGAAACCAACACCTGTTCCACACATAAGTATGTACATGCACTCATCAAAACTGCGAGGACTATCAACTGGTATATAACTACAATTATATCCTGCTACATGACATCTATCTAATGCTACACCTGCAGTCATCAATGCCCTCATACTAGGCATAACACCTAAGTTCATTATTTGTGTAGATATTTTTTCTTTTAAAGCTTTAGTTATAATATAATTATAATTATTCTTTAAATGATTTTCCATATAATCAAAATATCTATCGACTGTCTCACCCCAGTTCTCTCGTCTTTGTTCGTCATCTTTCCATCTTGCATAGCGAGAGAGTGCTATAAAGTTCTGATAATCTGTTGGTAGGTAGTTGCTTAACATTTATGTCTCCGTAATTATTTTTAGTTTTGTTATTTTTGTTCCATCTATATCATAGAAAAATTCTCTTATGTATTCTTCAAAGTCTTCTGTAACGTCTCCGTCTGATGGTACAGCATACTCATCAGGGTCAATAGTTATAGTGCAAATTATTTTAACTCTTATCGTCATAATGTTTAATCAACTTATTTAAATACCATTCTGCTTTCTTTAAGTCCTCTACACCGTTCTTGTACCTATATCTCCACAAATACTTCATAATGTTACCTTGTAGATAAAACTCAAAGCCATCACCTGTCATAGCTTGTATAGCATCAATAGTCTCTATACCTGCTTTATTATAATGTGCAGGACTATTAACCATATCTTCCATTTCAATATTATCAGATTGCATATTGGCTTGTTTTGCTTTCATTCTCATATACTCCATATGTCTTAACATTAATCTGACTTTTTAAAAGACACATTAATTACATTATCTGTGTAAGTCTTAGTGGGTTCTTTATTCTTATATGGGTCTTTATGTTCTTTGTCAAATACATTTACTACATAGTCATTTATTTTATCTCTGAATGTAGGCTCAACTTCCATAAAGTTTAACGTAGAACAAAGCATCTTGCATATATGTTCTACTTGATAGTAATCATCATCATCTAATGGATTATCTAAGTTAGGCATAATAGCTAACTCTATACCACCATTCCATTTGCCTTTACTATTTAAATGAGGATTTACCTTAATTATAAAATCTTCTGGTAACACGGTCTTGCTAGTAGTTCCTGAGTCCTTTGCCATACACTGTCTCTCCTTTTAATTTTCTACCTGTAAATTTAATTCTTTTAGGATGTTTATTCTTGCCTTTTTCTTTCAGCCAATCTTCTGGAATGATTCTATCGTAGTATCTAAATCCATATTTAATACACCACTGTGCATAGTTAGACTTTGCTCCCTTACTAAGTCTAGCTCTACTATTGGTAAATACAAATCTTATATCTAAAGTAGGATGTTGTTTTTTTATAGCTAAATGTTTTCTTCTATCTGCAGCTAAAAACCTACCTTTAGTTTCTATTATTATTCCGTTGTACAATATAAAGTCAGGGGTATAGGTGCGATAAGCTAAGTCTTCCCATTCTATCTTAATGCTTTCATAAGAGTAATTGCATTTCTTTTCTTCTAGATAGAGAGATATCTTATGCTCTAAGCCACTCCTATACCCATACTTTATTGCTTCTCTTCGTATTTTATGAGGAGACAATTAGAAGCTTCGCCACGTTATTCCGTTAAAAGGATTGTATGATGTTGAGTATCCTAAGTTTTTTAACTCTTCTCTCACAGCATCATCAGCTACCTTCCTAGCTTCCATAGCATCACGCAAACCTGCTGTACGCATCTCACGATACTGCTTCTTTGCTTCTGCTAGTTGCTTCTCCATTTCTTCAATATCAGATTTTAATTCATCTAATGATTTGCTCATGCTACTCTCCTTTCATTTTTACATATTGAACCATTTTAGGTTCTTTAGCTTGAGACATTTGTGCAGGTAACTCACGAAGAGTTTCCCAACATGAAGTTCTGTACTCACAGAAAGTACAGTTTCTGTTAAGCACCATATTACCTGTAGGAACTTTTCTAAAAAACTCAGGTTCAGGTGCGAAACATCTTACTAATTCTTTTTGTTTAGAAACTTTTATTGTTTCTTTTATCTTATCTATCTCTTCATCTAAGTTCATATTAGATGCTGGAACATATTTAAATTGACCATTAGCTTTATTGACAACCCACCAACCACCAACTTTTTTACCTGATGCCTTTGCATATCCTGCTAGTTGTCCAACGTAACCAAAACTGTCACCACTTTTTAATGCTTCAAAAGATTCAAACTTATATTTGTATGACCAATCAGATGCAGACTTAATATCATCTACTGCTTCATCTATAACAATATCATATGTACCTGTTACAGTAGTATCTTTATCTAACTTTAATTCTACTTCTGTATTGTCTTGATACTTAATGCCTGCTTCAGTTAGTAATCCTTTGAATACTGCTTCAACGATATCACCTAACATCATATTCATAACGAATGTTGTAGGTCTAGGTAAAGCTTTTTCTGGATGATTCTTTTGAAACCATAGTTGGCATGATGGTCTGCCTATATTAGATACACGATATCTAAATTCATTTCGTTTATTACCACCAGCAAATTGACGTTTCAATGCATCTTTAATCTCTTCGCCTATCCTATCTATAGTGGATTCACTCATTTGAGTTTCACCCTTAGTGGCATCTTCAAGATACTGATGAATCGCCAATTCTGCTGGATGGTGCATTATGCTACCTCTTCAGAATTATCTATATCGATAAAGTCATCTACAGTGTCCATATCTTCTTGACTTATGTTACTAGCATTTTTAATGTTCCATTCATTAATGATATACTCATTATAGTTCTGAACCCAAGAAACAAAGTCGGCAAACATTGTCTGGTCAGACTCAGTTAACGCAACCTGAGTTGAAACATCTAAGCTTGGTAATGGAAGATAAAATGAATTACCATTAGGTAACTTTCTCTCATCTGTGTTTAACATAATGTTGTGTTGAACAGGTAGTCTTTTCATTTGTGCTAACTTAGCAAAGGGAGCACCCATAATTTTGAAAGCATCACGGTTATCAATTTCCCAAATGAATGCAGACTCCTGCAATTCAGTGGCTTCACCTCTCTCATTGACGGTGTTCTCTAAAGTTATTAATCCAAATATAACACGAACTCTTTTTATTTGTTTTAATAACTCTTGTTGAGCCACTGGTAATGATTTAAAATCCTTAACATAACCTGCAGGTTTACCACAGTTAAATGTTCCTTGATTGTCTTTTAAATCTATATTTAAACTATCAGCCATAACAGTTTTATGGTAAGTACCCATTGGCTCACCTGCTTTGGCATTGTTATTCTTAACAAATCTTTTATACATAAACCTCTGCATAAAAGGTCTGATAGTTGCCGATGAACCATAATAAGTTTCAACGTCAGGTTTGTCTAAGCGATATGTACCACCATTGACTACCTCGACCTTAACATTCTTACCGTTCATATCTGTTTCACCCATGATTGGAGCATGATTAATCCTCAATCTAGGTAAAGTATTGCTCTTCTTCGGCTCAGAAGAACTATCTCCTGCGATACCCATAGCTTTTGCCATTGCAGCATAGTTATTTGTATCAATAGTTATTAAATCACTCATCTGTGATACCTCTCATTTATTAAAGTTTTATAGTTATATCATGCGACATCTTTTGTGTCAAGCCAATTGTCACCTATTTTTGCTTCTAATAGTAACGGTACATTCAACTCAATACTAAATTTATTCTCAATCAGTTGTTTTAATTCATTATTAATTTCTTTAATCAGATATATCACTTGATTTATTTCTTCAGGATGCACATCAACTACTACAGAATCATGTACACTATTAACTATACAAGACTTATATGTTTTAAACTTCTCTTCCATATGTATTAGAACCAATGGCACTATATCAGCAGTAGCAAACGATTGAACTGGGTAGTTCTTTATCTGTGTAAAGTTTGTAACACTACCATTAGTTAATCTTTTTATATCCGGGAATGCAAACTGCCTACCTGAAGGTGTAGTAATCATACCCGTATTCATAGCTTCTGAAGCCAATCGGGTGTGCCATGACTTGATTCCTTTGTACTTTTCTGTGAAGTGTTCGTAGTATCTTGCTTCTGCTTGTGTTCTGCCAAATCCTGTTGCTCCGTAGAGGGGAGCAAAGGTGTGTGCTTTCGCATCTTGGCGAGTAGTCGGTTGACCCGCATCTGTAATAACCTTAGATGTATACGAGTGAACATCAAACCCAGTAGTGACTTCTTCAATTGCAACTCCATCTTGTGATAAATATGCGGCAACTCTAAACTCTAATTGTGCAAAGTCTGCTTCTAATATCTTGCCACCTTCCCAACGTGATACAAACACTTTCTTGACAGGAAACGTACCACCTCTAGGCATGTTCTGCATGTTAGGGTCTGCTCCACTAAATCTACCTGTTGAAGTTCTATGTTGCAATAATCTAACATGTAACTTGCCATCAGGTTTCATATAAGTGTTGATGCCTTGTACAAAGGAAGACAGATAGGAATCTAATGCTGATAATCTCTGTATATCATGTAAGAAACTATATGCTGTATCAGAATCGTTTCTTTTAGTAACGTGCTGAAGTATATCTAACATCCTTTTATTTACACTAAAGCCATTGGCACTAACCCACTTTGCACTTGTTGGATTAAATTTAAGACCTGCTACTTCTCTAGTAGGAGCAAAAACGTAGCCAAGGCTATTGCAAGTAAGACATTTGGGTAATTTAGCATAAAGAGTTCCATCTTTTTTTACCTTTCGTATTGTACCTGTTCCATTACACTCGTGACATTTAACTGCCATAGTCTTATAAACTATATCAGAGTTTTCTTTTACCTTAGATTTAAACTCATCCTTACTCATATAAGGAACAAAGTTATTCATCCAAGTTGTTTTATCTTTTGGTTTTCTACTATATATAATCCATGACATCTGTTCAGGACTATTAAGATTAATAGGAGTGTCACCCATAAGACTATGAACTTGTCGAGTTAATCTTTCTTCTATCATAATCTTTTCTTTTTCAAACTCGTCTCTAACTTCATTTAACTTATCAACATCAACTGTAAAGCCAGTCTTATATATTCTAGCAAGTGTTAATGCAACACGATTAGTTAATGAGACTGTATCAATTAGAGAGGAATACTCTGATGTATTTAACTTCTTGTAAATCTCATCAGCTAATTCTTGTGTAGCTTTTAAGTCGGCAGATAGATAATCAGATAATTCTTGTCTAGGTATTTCATCAACAGGTACTTTGTTTTTAAAGTACTCTTTCATAGTGTCTTGTTTCTTAGTTACTAAGTCATATCTGTTTGCACAAGCTTCTAATGATAAAGGTTCTTTTAATCCACGTTGAAGAATGTACTCACCTAACATGGTATCAAAAACAGGACCATCATACTTAAAGCCACACTCCCATATCCACATTAAATCATGTACGATATTATGCCCTATAAGAATAGTTGCTTGGTCTAACAACTCTTGTATATTAGAACGTACTCTTGTAATGCTGTACAAGTTATCATCTAAATCATCCATGTGAAATAAATGTTCTTCACCATTATCTGTTAAACAACCAACCATAACAAGCTTATTGTTAGTCTCAAATGGGTCAAGATGTAACTTACCATCTCTATGTGTTACAGTATTCTCTACATCAAGTGTAAGCTTCATGCTGTATACCTCGCAGTTTTATAATCAAGATTACAAGTAATACTTCCATGCCAACCTGTCAATTTATTTTTAACAACATTTAAATGTCTTTGAGGACCTTCTTCGTCTTGCCCTTCTATTGGTGGATTCTTAGCAATCAATACCATCAAGTCTGCTTCAGCAGCTTTACCAGTCCTACTACCTTCCATCATAGATTGATTAAGTATAACTTTACCTTCTGCATCAGCCGATAGTTGAGACATGTAAAACATAGCACAGTTATGAGACTTAGCTATCTGCCTAGCATATATTGCATTAGCCTTGAGTGCTTCATCAGGTCTAGCAAATCCTTGAGACCTAGCAAACTTATCACCCATGTCTAGTACAACTATGTCAGGCTTGTACGTTTTACATACACTCTCTACCCAAGCCATATCACGATTAGATGCATCCTTGATATCTATATGTTTACGTACTGGACTATACAACTCATGTGCTTTCTGTGGGTTCTCTTTTACTTGATGCATTGTCATTCCTGTCGCTGCAGTTAGATATCTTGCTCCAACTCTATGAGGACCTTCTTCGTTGCACAGTATAATACATCTAGCACCTTGATGTGCAAAGCCACCGGGAGATGCAATCAGACTAGCATGAAAGGATGTCTTACCTGTATTAGGTCTAGCACCAATCTCTATTAGATGCCCAGAATTTACACCTTCAACTACTCTAGTCAAACTAGGAATGCCAAAGTTCCATTTAGCTTCTAAATCATTCTTGGATAGTAAAGCATCAATACTTATGTCCTCCCATTGTATATTTAAATTAGGAGTAAAATCATCACCATACTGCTCCAAAATATGACGAAGAGGTTCAAGTGTAGATTGAGAACCATTGACATAATCAAAGCCAAGATTAGCAATGTCTTCACCAACAACTTGTTGAAATAGTTTAGATAAAACTTCTTGTGCAACATCTTCTCCCATTGGTTGTTCTCGTTTGATACCGTTGAACAAAGATGAGTATGCATGTTTCTGTGCAGTAGTCATTGATGGATTGTTTGACATAAACAATGCTTCAATCTCATCAGGTGTTACTGTTCTTTCGTAAGTGACCATTGCACTATCTAGTGCTTGTTTAATCTTCCTTACATCTTTGCTGAATAGTCTGTCTGGACATTTAGCACCTCTATGTTCATCATAGAATGTTTTGTCCATGAGACTTCTTATTAATGATAGTTCCATATGTTACTCCTTTGGGGTTAGGAAATATAAGTTATTTAAGTCTTCTTCGTTTCTATATTTTAAATCGTCTTTCAGTCTAAGTACTTTTACTTGTTTAACGTAGTTGCGTAACTCTTTTGCAAACTGCATTGTCTTATCTAGTGCGTCAGGGTCTAAGGCAATTATTGCTGTTGAGAACTGTGAAAGGTATCGCTTATGTGATTCTGACAGTGATGTTCCCAACACAGCAACCCCAACAATTTTTGTGTTTGATACCACAGCAGCACTAACACAATCCTCAACAACAACAGCAGTTGTACCATGTCCTTGAGAATAAGGCAAGTTGTTTTTTCCGTATCGCTTCCATTTAGGTTTAATATTACCTAATGAACGACCTGCACCATCAACAATCTTATTGTCATGTACAATAGGAAACACTGCTCTGTTCTCTTTAACGTCATAGTATAAACTTAATGCATCAGCAGATAGACCCCACTTATTACACCACTCAGTAATTGCCTTACGATTACCATGTGGAACAATGTGTTCCGGGAACTCAAAGATTGTATTAGCATCTTCTTCTATCTGCTTACTCATAGCAGTGCGAATATCATCTACAGTGAGAGTAACACGAGAACTACCAGATAAACTACAAGATATCTTATAGCAATTCCACATTACTGAACCCATATTATTGGTCACTGTAAATGTATTATAACTTTTACAGTTAGGACAATCTAATCTTCTAGACTCTCCTACACTTAACTGTAAATCATTTATATAACTGTATATATTCACTTATATGTATCACTTATATGTATATATAATATTAGCTGTTCGGCACTTGCCTTGTGCTTATACCAACGGATTCACGTGTTGTCAATGCTTTTTTTGCACTTAGGTAAGTATTTTTCATGTAAGGCATTACACTGTTAGGATTTGCATGTCCTGTAACAGACATTATCTGACCCATAGATACACCAGCTTCAACCATCTCAGTTGTACCTGTTCTACGTAAGTCTGCCAATCGTAGCTCATTAGGTAAGCCTGCAGAGGACATAGCCACTCTCCCTAGCTTGGATATACCATGAAGACTATAAGGCTTGTATGCTCCTCTAATCGCCTTTGGCATAGGTGCAACATATTCTTGGAATCCGTAGTCTTCCTTTTGTTGTACAAGCATAGCTAATAAATCTTTACTAATAGGAAGGTGAACTGTGGCTCTACGTTTTGATTGCTCTAGATGTAAAATACCCTTGTCAAAATCTATATACTCAAACTTTAACAATCTCATATCTCCAATTCTTTGACACCATTCATAAGCCATTTGTACAATTAAGCCTAAGTTACGTGTCTTAAAATTAGAGTATGAATAATCTAGAAATTGTTTCACTTGGTCTCTTGTCCAAAGAGTTTTCCTAGACTTAGGTGTTCTGCATTTGAAAGTAGAGAATGGGTTACTTTGTACATAACCCATCTCCATTCCGTAAGAGTACATTTTTCTCGATACAGAGCATATATGATTAGCCATAGAAATGCCACGATTTAGCCATACTTCATAAGACTTCTTAGCTTTAGCACCAGTCATATTTTTTAAATATGTTCTTGACAAGTGTTTACTCTCCACAATTGTACTCAACATGTTCTTAATAAAGTATTGATAGTCTTGTTTAGATTTATCAGCTAACATATTGAAATCACTAGATAATAAATACTCATCAGCTAAACCTTGTACAGTAGGATTGTTTTGTACAGACACAACTTCAGATTGTTGTTGCAAAAATGCATCAATCAATTTGTTAAATTCATTAGCTTTCTTTTTTGCTATTGACAAATCTGAACCTAAGTTAGTACGTGTGACAATACCTTCATCAATATATCTAGCAGTTGGATTATACCTGTAAAAAACCATACCGTTTCCATATTTTTGCTCCTGTAAATATCGTGGGAATTTATTCTTTTTCATATATTACTTCTCCTATACAACTATCACTCATGTAAGATTTATTATTATAAACACAAACAACTTTGATATTTAGTTCTTTCTGTCTGTCTGTCGTTTTTCCACAAGCCAAACGAATAGTACCATCTTTCTTTTGTGTTATTATTGGTGTTTTTGCATCTAATAAAGTTAACTCTCCCGTATGCTTATTAAAAAGGATTATATCTATTATTCCTGTACAAGACACATTTTTAAAAACTTCATAACCCTCTTTTAAAAAGTGGTGACATATCTTGAGTTCAGTTATGTCACCTGTTCTTTTTTCACTGTGCATTAAGCTGCAACTAATGCTTTAAACTTAGGGTGAGATATCCACTTAGCTACTTCGTGTTCTCTCTGCCACATTGATTCAGATTTGGTATCGTTACCAGTATCTCTTAATATGAAACCGTTCTGTGCATCAGCATAGCTTGAGTAGTTAGTAAATGCACTGTACAAACTAAATACATTATTACCTCTAGTGTGTGCTTCTTGGGCATACAGACTAGCCATCTTCTCAGCTTTCTTATCAGAAGGAATAATCTCTTTTAGTAGCTCTATTACATTTACAAAGATAGGCATTGGTGTTTCTGCCCACTTCTGTAGATTAGCAGATTGTGCATAGAAGTTTTGTCTTGCATCTTTAAGTTCTTGTATGAACCTATCCATACAAAAGTTAGATGTATTCTTCTTACGTATCTTGTCATGTTCACCACCTACTTGACCATTTGTACAGAAGCTATCTATCTGTCCAAAGAATACTTGATTAGAACAAGAACCGTCTACTGCGTGTAGTCCTATTATTCTTTCATGTAAGCTTGTCTGATGCTTGTCTGTCGTGATTAATGAACGTACATTAGGTAGAGTTATATCAACCATACCCCATGCATTGTTACGTGATGAAAAGGATTTGACGATAGCACCCTCTAATTCTTGGGCAGTTCTATTGTCTTGTATAACTTCACCAACTCCTTTGAAGAATTTAGGATGTGATGCACAATTAAAACTGTTACCGACAACACCAATGTATTCTCCAGTATTCTCATTGATAACATATTTCTTCTTGTGAAACTTTGTTGTCTCGAAAGAAACATCAAAGTCTAGGTGGTCTTCAACTGTGATTAAGTTGTCTTTAACTTCTAATATACCATCTAAAGGCATAGCATTCTCCATTTATGTTTAATATTATTAATGTTATAAGGCTTATAAGATTTAATGTCAACTGATATTTAGTTGTATAACTTACTCTACAGTCTTTCCATTACGGGAACATTTTTTAATCCTATAATTTCTCCATCTATTTTGGTGGCGATGTTCACACTCAGGTAACTCTAGATTAAATAAATCAGCTAAAAAGTATTCTAAGCCACCAAGATTAATAACCTTGTGATAATCGATAGGACATGTGTCTTGTACGTCATTAACGATATCTTTTAAGTTATTAATTTCTGTGAGCAACCTTTCTTGTTGTTGCTCATCTAATTTGTCAATGATTGACATTTTTTTAATAGTCATATTTTTACTCCCTATATGATTCTTTTTGAAGTACATTGTCGTATTTTTGTTGTAGTAAATTAATTACATCAGATAAACTATCTAACTTTTCTAATTTACTGTAATTATTAAAATCGGAAGAATAACTAAGTACTGCTTTCTCATTCTCCCAATCATAAGTAACACCTAACATCTTATGTCTTGTAGTCATATAACTACTCCCTATTTGGTGTCTACATAAATTCGTAAACACTTTGATTTATCAATAGGCTGACCTCTCTCATACTTTTGCCAACCTTCTGCTTTCTTGGTCTCTTCATCAAGATACTGACCACGAACTCTCATTTTGTAAGATTCCTTATTTAGATACTCTTTTAGTTGTGCAACGAATGCTTTACCACTAGCATCATTAGGTATCTCACTAAACATTTTTACTTCACCTTTTACAGTAGATGATTTGTAGTAAGCATCTCTCCAATACTCTGTATGAGCAGTTTGTTTATCTAACAACTCATCTTTCTCCTCAATGATACTAAGAAGATTTGTTATTTTAGAGGACAATGCTAAGACTTTATCTTCTTGCTCTTGCAAGTTCTTCTTATATATCTTGTCATTGTTTTCAACAATATCATCAGTCTTCTTCAAGTCTTTCTTTAACTTCTCGCAGTTATCCCACATAGCCTGAAAAGCTTCTTTAGATATTAATGTATCTCGTGCCTTGTAAGCTCTATAAGATTTTAGATGCTCTTCTTGAGTTAGTTGCCTTTGACATTTAGCAAATGCTCTAATGAGATATGTCAAATCCATATCGCCAACATTGATAGGCTCATCTTTAGATGATGAATGATGATAGACTGTTAAGTTTTCCATATCACTTGGTAGTCTACCAGTAGAGTTAGTGATTGCATCTATCTGCAAATGTTTTTTTATCTTCATGCTTTTTCTCCTTCTAAGTTTTGCATTTCAATATATAAGGTCATGCCATCTTCATAACCTTCCTTGTAGTATTGGTGTGCTTGTTTCGTATCTAGTTTCTTATTAATCAAAGCATCTCGCACACCCTTCTTATATGCTTTAAGTATATCATATTTTATAAAAACGTCTAATGGGTTTGACATCAAGACACCTTTATAGCTATATAAACACATAGTCCTATGATTAACAACTTGCCATAGTCAAGGTCATACTTAGTGCCTTCACCATATTTTTTATGGAACTCCACATTAAAGAAGTCCGTTATTCTATGCCACATT